AGCAATCAATACTGCATACGCAGTTACTTTTAATACCAACGACCCATTAAACTTTGGCGTATCAAGAGGTTCTCCAACATCCAGAATTGTAGTTGATAGTGCTGGTGTTTATAACATTCAATTTTCGGTACAAGTAATACACCAATCTGGCGGTGGTGCTGGCGAAACTATAAATTTATGGTTAAAGGTTAATGGCACATCTATTCCAGATTCAAATGGTCGTGTAGTTGTATCTTCCGCGACTAAGTATGCTTTACCTGCGTGGAATTATGTATTAACACTAAACGCAAACGATTACGTTGAATTATTTTGGGATACAGATACAACCTCAATTCAACTTGGAACTTTATCCGCAAGCGGGATTGTTCCATTAACGCCAAGCGCAATTTTAACTGTTACACAAGTTACATATACGCAATCTGGTTACAGCGGTTTTTCTGGCTTTTCAGGACTTTCTGGTTTTTCGGGAATCTCAGGATACAGCGGTTACTCCGGTAGTGTTTATATCGGTCAGAATCCACCAGTAACTTTTGGTGCTGGCTCGATGTGGTGGGATGATGTCGCCGGTAAATTAAAAATTTACTATGTAGATATTAACGGTGGGCAATGGGTTGACTCCATTACCGGAACTGCTGGATTTTCCGGCTACAGTGGCATTTCTGGATATTCTGGAACTTCTGGTTTAAGCGGATTTTCTGGTGCATCTGGTTTAAGTGGAGACTCTGGAATTTCTGGATTCTCTGGATACTCTGGAATTTCAGGATACAGCGGCTATTCAGGAATTTCTGGCTATTCAGGAATTTCTGGATATAGCGGAGATTCTGGCATCAGTGGATTTTCTGGAATTAGTGGATTTTCAGGCATAAGTGGATTCAGCGGTTCCGGTATCTCAGGCTATTCTGGATTCAGTGGAACGTCAGGTTTTTCTGGCTCTGGAATTTCTGGCTACTCAGGGTTCAGCGGAATTTCAGGATACTCAGGTATTTCTGGATATTCAGGATTTAGCGGAGATTCTGGAATTTCTGGCTATAGTGGTTTTTCTGGAATTTCAGGATTTAGTGGTTCAGGAATTTCTGGCTTTAGTGGTTCTGGTATTTCAGGATTCTCAGGTGAATCTGGATTTTCAGGAATCAGTGGATATTCTGGATTTTCTGGAATAAGTGGATTCTCAGGTTTTTCTGGTATCAGTGGATTTTCTGGCGCAACCGGCACTGCCGGCACAGTTCTTAGAGTTCCTTTGCTTGCTACTAATTCTGAAATTTTTACTAATATGCCTACTGCGGCAGCTATTTTTCCAATCACTTTTGCAGCAATACAAGAAGTTGATTTAACTAATTTCACGCAAGTAAGGTTTCGAGTAAATAAACTTACGGTTGCGGGAGCCGCTGCTTCTTTGCTTATTTTAAGATACGCGACAACTTACACACAAACTGCGGCAAGTTATTTAGACATTGGAACTTCTGTCGTTTCTGTTGCTATAAACGTAACCGCAACTTATTTAGACACTGGCTGGATAAATCTAGTCGCTGGCGCAAAAGCGGAAGTTTATATAGTTCCAATCGGAATCAGTGGGAACGGAACTGCCGACCCTGTATTTGGTTCTATTGTTGCAGAATTCCAATAAGGTAAATCATGGCCTCATTAGACTTTCCTACCTCGCCCACAATCGGTCAGCAGTATAGTGCGAACGGCTCGACTTGGACTTGGGATGGCGTGTCTTGGTTGGCCGTAAATGGCCCTGCGTCTGGTTTTTCTGGATTTAGCGGATACAGCGGATATTCAGGTTTTAGCGGTTACTCAGGAACGTCAGGTTACAGCGGTGAAATAGGCGCAAGTGGAATTTCTGGTTACTCAGGAATCAGTGGGTATTCTGGAATTTCTGGATTATCTGGATTTTCTGGATTTAGTGGTATCAGTGGATACTCTGGAATCAGTGGTTACAGTGGTTTCTCTGGTTATTCAGGAATCAGTGGCTTTTCTGGAATCAGCGGTTTTAGCGGCGATTCTGGAATTAGTGGTTACTCAGGAATTAGCGGTTTTTCTGGAATAAGCGGTTTTTCAGGTGTTAGCGGTTTCTCTGGTATATCTGGATTTTCAGGTTCCGGTATTTCTGGTTTTTCAGGCTATTCAGGAATTAGTGGTTTTAGTGGCGCTGTAGGAACTTCAGGATTTTCAGGATTCTCTGGCCTCAGCGGATTTTCTGGTATTAGTGGTTTCAGTGGACAATCTGGATTTAGCGGAACTAACGGTTTATCTGGTATTTCTGGTTTTTCAGGTTATTCTGGAATCAGCGGTTTCAGTGGCGCTGTAGGAACTTCAGGATTTTCCGGTTATTCTGGATACAGCGGATTTAGCGGAACACCAACTAATGTTGTCTATGATTTATTTACTTCTACAGCTTCGCAAACAACATTTACTACATCCGTTACTTATGTATCAGGAAAAATAAGTGTTTATCTAAATGGCGTTAGAATGGTAAACGCGACTGACGTTACTGTTACAAGTGGAACACAAGTTGTATTTGCGACCGCGCTTAGTTCTGGTCAGAATGTTGATTTGGTATATCCGAGAGCATAACTTTTATAAAATAATACAAGATGAAATACACGATAGTTATACCAACATACAATAATTGCGAAAAATATCTTAAACCCTGCGTTGATTCACTTATTAAGTGGTCAACAATGGAAGATATAGAACTTGTAATTTCAGCCAATGGTTGCACTGACAACACAAAGGCATATTTAAATTACTTGTCTACATCAATACCAAACTTAAAAACCGTTTGGAATGATTCTGCTATTGGATTTGCAAAAGCAACAAACGCAGGAATTAAAGTTGCTACCGCAGAAAAAATTATTCTTTTAAACAATGATGTTTTATTGTTAGAACAACAAAAGAATCAATGGCTGCATCAATTAGAAGCCCCGTTTTTAGAAGATAGTAACTTTGGGATAACCGGGGTTATTAAAGAATATTCAGAGCCAGCAAACACAGAATTTATTATTTTTTTCTGCGCGATGATAAGCAGAAATGTATTTGATAGAATCGGTTTGCTAGATGAGCAATTTGAAGTAGGTGGTTCTGAAGATACTGATTTTTGTATAAGAGCAAAAAACGCAGGGTTTAAATTTAATTCTGTATTAAAAAAAATACCTACCAATAATCCTAAATGGTATTCCGGTAATTTTCCTATTTTTCACGAAGGGGAAGGAACTGTGCATGATTCTAATTTAGTAAAAAATTGGAACAATACATTTTCAATCAATTCCCTAAAGCTGGCAAAAAAACACAATCCAGAATGGTATCGCTGGAAGTTAAGTAATAACTACGAACGCGCAGTATTTCTTAAAGGTGACTCTGTTTTTCCAAGAGAAACGCAAAGATACCAATGGGCAAACCATAATTTATATGGGAATAAAATCCTAGAAATAGGATGCTCTACTGGCTACGGTGTTCAATTTCTTCCAAACGATATTGAATATTTAGGGCTAGATTACGACCCAATTATTGTTAGCGTTGCCAATGAACAATATTGGAAACCTAATTGCGAGTTTTTTTACGCAGACATTAACACTTACAAACTAGAGCAATACGACACAATCATTGCGTTTGAAGTTATTGAGCATTTAGACAATGGTTTAGAACTTGCGGAGAGATTAAAAAAGCATTGCAAAAGACTTCTAATTACTTGTCCGTGGAATGAACCAAAAGGCTTTTGGGGCGAACATCATAAGTTACATGGATTGAATGAATCGCACTTTTCGGGATTCAGTATTAAGTATATTTCGGAGCATGGGAATATAACTGAGCAAGCAATCCCGATTAATGAAAGCAACAGATGTAATTTGATGATTATGAGTTTTACAAATGAATAAAATACTATGTTCTGTTGCGACCAAAGGTAGATACTTTTCTACGTTACCTTTGGTTTTAAATGCGATTCTTAATCAAACAAAGTTACCGGATAAGCTGGTAATTTTTGATGATAATGACGAACCGCAGGACATGAGAAATGAATTCCTATATCAGCATTTCTTTAGAATATTAGACATTAAAGGAATTAAATGGGAATGGTTATTCGCCGGTAAGAAAGGCCAGCATCATATCCATCAAACAGCTAACACTATGGGGTTTGATTGGGTATGGCGCGTTGACGATGATGCAATACCAGAACCTAACGTATTAAAGAATTTATCAAAACATATAACGCCAAAGGTCGGGGCTATTGGCGGCGCAATACTTACCCCTCCGTTGTTTTTTGAGAATACAGAATCTACCGGACTTTTGGAAAATATTGATACCGAGCCTAGCGTTCAATGGAAAAACATTAAACAATTAAAATCTGTTGAGCATTTACATTGTTCATTTCTGTATCGTGCCGCGATACACGATTACAATTTGGGATTATCTAGGGTAGCGCATAGAGAAGAAACATTATTTTCCTACGGTCTACACCAAAAAGGTTATAAATTATTAGTCGTGCCTAACGCTGTAACTTGGCACATGAAAAACCCGCAAGGTGGAATACGTGCAGTTCAAAAGCAGGAAATGTTTGACCATGACGAAAAGATATTTAGAAATATTATTAACTATAAAGAAAAAACTATTGTTGTTTTAAACAACGGAATGGGCGACCACGTAGTATTAAGCAAGATTCTTCCAGAGATAAAGAACCCGGTTGTATTTGGGTGTTATCCAGAAATCATACCTTGTAAGTCTATTGCGGAAGCCTACGCATTGTTTGGCGATTTAGACCAGTGGAATATCTACAAGAAAATGGCGGAATGGAATTGGACTGAAAGCATAGAAAAAGCATACAGAAAGTTATATCTATGATTTTGATTAGCCCTTACTCCAAAAAACTAACCAATGGAAAAACTAATCCTAAAAACTATCCGTTTTGGAAAGAGGTTTTAAAAGGGATAGATGAACCAATAATCCAAGTTGGAATAGACGGTGAGGAACAATTAACTAATGATTTTAGGAAAAATCTACCAATCTCAGACATTAAAAAGTTAATATATGAATGTAGAGTATGGATTTCCTGCGATAGTTTTATCCAGCATTTAGCATCATTGTCTGGAAAGCGGGGAATAGTATTGTGGTCGGTATCAGACCCTAAAATTTATGGTTATCCAGAGAATATCAATTTACTAAAAAGCAAAGATTGTTTATCAAAAAATCAATTTTTATGGTGGGAGTCCGTAGATTTTGACGAAAACAAGTTTGTTGGCCCTGAAGAAGTGCTATACAATTTGAGCACTTTTTAATAAAATTTTACGGGTGTATAAATGGATTGTTTGTCTAATCCGCAATGCCAAGATATTGCCGATAAATCAGTAAAAAAGGTTTTTGCAATTCTTGGTGTTGATATTGACGACCCGCAGCAGGTTGAAGAATTCCGAGAGGACTTACGTTTTGGAAAAAGACTTCGCAAGTATTCAGATTACGGAACAATGGCATTGATAGCAGCGGTGTTTGTAGCTATTGGCGCGGCGCTTTGGGCGGGTATTGTTACAAAGGTTTCTGGAAAATGATTCCAATTCCCGCACTGTTATCGGTTGGCGCAAAGCTGATTGATAAGTTCTTCCCCGATGCTCAAGCTGCGGAACAAGCAAAACTGAAGCTGCTGGAAATGCAGCAGAATGGTGAATTGGCTCAACTGAACGCCGATGTATCCGAGCAGGAGGAACTGACGAAGCGCCTTCAAGCGGACATGAGCAGCGATAGCTGGCTGTCCAAGAACATCCGGCCTATGACGCTGGTGTTTATCCTGATTACTTACACCGCATTTGGTCTAATGTCGGCATGGGATATTGAAGTCAACAACAACTACGTCGAACTTCTTGGACAGTGGGGTATGCTGATAATGTCCTTCTATTTTGGAGGCAGGACTCTTGAGAAAATTATCGGCATGAAAAAAGGAAAAGAATAATGCAGTTGACTGCAAACTTTTCTCTTGAGGAATTGACGCGCTCTGAAGCGGCCAATCGAAACGGATGGGATAACATTCCTAACGAACAAGAAATTTCAAATTTAAAACGTCTTGCGGAGTTACTACAGCAAGTTAAAACTGCGCTAGGCAACAAGCCGGTAATGATTAATTCCGGTTTTCGGTCTAAACAAGTCAACGATTCTGTTGGTTCAAAAGATACCAGTCAGCATCGTTTAGGCTGTGCTGCGGACATTAGAGTGCCGGGAATGAAGCCCCGCGAAGTAGTTGAAGCATGTATTAAAGCTGCAATTCCTTTTGACCAGATTATTCTTGAGTTCGATTCATGGACTCATATTTCCGTACCAAATGCGCCAGAATTTAACCCCAGAAAATCAGCTTTGATTATTGATAAATCCGGCACTAGGGTTTTTGTTTAGGGTAGTTTCATCTTCTCAATAGCGGCGGCGCAGTCCTCACACGCCATAAACCATTGCCCTGATTCTGGCGTAAAGTCGTCTGGATGCCGCTTGTCCTTACACACCTTCACCGCCTCGGCCCTGACAGCCTCTCCGTATCCAGCGAGGGCGGCGAGGAAGTCGTGTTCTGACATATAGCGTTCCCCGTCACGCCATGACTTCGCATACTTCTCCCACAGTTCATCAGCCTTTGTCATTTGCGCTCCTTGCTCGGTCAATGGCGTTACCACATAAGCTGCATATATTGTCATTCGCGCACTTTAGTAGCTTATTCCGCAGTTCCGCGTTCGTGTCGGTCATTTCTTGTCCTACATTTGGTAGGCGAGGCCGGAATCGAACCGGCAAGCGTTAGCGGCAGATTTTAAGTCTGCTGTGTTTACCAATTTCACCACTCGCCCTAAACTTTCCTTAACTTTTTAAGTAATAAATCTAGCTTTTCCCGATTCTCCGCAGAAAGTTCTTTTGACTGCGGCGGCGGAAGGCATAACGCTTGCTCACGCGGGGGCAAGACGCGCAGGAATTGTGCGGGGGCGGGGAATATATCAACTGTCGCGCACAACTCGCCAAAAGCCGTTTTAATGCGTTTCCTGTCTAACCTTTCATCCCATGAAATCGGTCTGCTGGCTACCGTTTCAAACCAAACCACGGCAGTAGCAGTAACCGTATCGGCTGAAGGAGCGTTTTTTAGCCGCAAAGAAATTAATCTTTGCAGACCTTCTACGATTTCACTTTTCAGCCAGTTCACGTTTCCAGCTTTCAAGAGCAACAAGGGTTCCGAGGGTTTTGCTTAACTGTTTAGGAACGTCAATTTCCATTTCATCCGACCAACGCTCTCCGCGTAGCCAAGTCGCCGGGTGCGGAATGAATTGACCATTATCTTTTTGCCATTGTTCGGATTGGCATTGACTATTAATCGCGGCCAGCAGTTCGTCAAGAGGGGGTCTAATCTTAGCGGTCTGCATCCATGCTTTTCTTGCAACTGCTTTTGCTACCCGCCGGGGGTATGCTTTCCAAAAAATCTCGAAATCATCCATTTAAATAATCTCCCCATGCTTCGTCTAAAATATAATCTTCAAGGTTTTCTCGGTCAAATTCAAAATTCGCAGGAAAATCTACTTCCAATTCAATTTCACCTTCTGCGGGATAACATTTTTCTGGTGGCCCCGATATTTTTTCTTGCTGGTAATAACCTTTGTATCTCACAGTAACTTCATGCTCGTTACCGTCAACGTCATTAACGGTTGTTGTAAATTCTCCGCCAATGTCCATTATTTCCCCACGTAGTATTTTTTAACTTTAACAATCTCGCCGCGACGATTTTTAACGTCAATCATGTAACCGGAAATCTTCATTCCCGATTCGCGCAGTTCAAGGATTCTTGAGGCAAGGCGCGTGATGCCATACATCGAAAATGCTTGCAGAGTAGTGATGGTTTTATGGTTTTTCAGGTGATTCTTGATAATGTCGTTTTGTGTCATGTCATATCTCCTTTGTTAAGGTGAATACATCATAAACAGTCAATAATACAAAAGTCAACAATTATTTTTTTATTCGATTGGCTGGTGATGGAAGCTGCCGACCGCCCAAGATGCCTGCACAGAAAAACAGGGCATCTTGGATTCCAAAGGGCATCTTGGTTAGGCATAGGTTCCCCAAAGGTGATAGCCCCTATCACTTCTGCTAGTGTCTCAATGGCTCCTGAGAAACCTACAGCACCCGAAGGCAGAGATTCATCAATAGAAGGCTTGTCTCACCATTGAACCGTCTATTTTGTGCGGTCGCTCTCTGACACGCCGCGAAGGATATAAGCCGTGTGAGCATATTCCATGTGTATTCTTGTCAGCAGCCCATTCAGGCTCGTTGCTATCGCGGACAGTGCGGCCAATGAAAAATCCCTACGGCTGGGTTCACGGTCGCGGTAGAGATGGGCGCAAGTGATGGGAAGTCGCACATCCAGACCGAAACCCATGCGTAGGGATTCGTCATCACTCACGCTCCACCGCTGAAGCGACCTGTCTTTTTCACAGGCAAAACGATATTAACCCCATTTTTCGCACATTGCAAGGCCCCAAAAATAATTGTTGACTTACTCAAATTAACAGTTTACAGTTGCAATTAGGAGGTGACAAATGACAGACGCGCAAGCAACAGCATTAGGTAGATTTTGCGGTTTAGCTACATTCTGCAAAGAAAATCCAGAACACCAGTTTGACAGTCAATATTACATTGACAAATTAGTTGATATTTTGAATGAATACGAAAGGACAAAACATGAAAGCAATCGCACAAGCATTTCTAGCTGCACAGAAGCAATTTTCTCCGGCGCTGAAGAACGCAATTAACCCGCATTTCAAAAATAAATACGCCGACCTTGCCAGTTGTGTTGACGCGGTGATGGATGCTTTAAACGCAAATGGAATCTCATTGATTCAGACTACGCATCCGCACGATGACGGTGTAGTTGTAGAAACATTGTTTTTACATGAATCTGGCGAACAGCTTACTGGCGGCAAATTGTTTTTTCCTGCGGTTAAACATGACGCGCAAGGTTACATGAGTGCGCTGACGTATTGCCGTAGAGGTTCGCTTATGGCGGCATGTGGTATTGCGCCCGAAGATGATGATGGCAATGCTTCAGTAGAAACGCCAAAATTTAATAAAACAAATTGCGGTGACTACGAAACCTTAAAGTTTAAGATTCAACTTGCAGAATCACTTGAGGAACTTCAAGCAATGTGGATTGCTATGAATCCTGACGAACGAATGATGATGGACAAAGAAAAAGAAATTGCAAAGGCAAAACTCAAATGAGACAAGAAAATAAACAACAAGGAACTGGTGATTGGTTTAGTCAACGTATTGGTAAGCTGACAGCATCGCGTATGTCGGATGCAATGAGTTTTACCAAAAAGGGAACCGATGCCTCAGAACGAATTAAGCTGAAGATGGAAATCGTTACTGAGCGAATGACAGACATTATTGTTCCCAAATACATTAATGCTGCAATGCAATGGGGAATTGACCATGAACCATTGGCTAAACAAAACTTTGAAAGCTATACAGGAATTTTGATTCAAGATGTAGGGTTTGTTCCGCACCCCACTATTGAAAACTTTGGGGCATCGCCAGATGGCTTTACAAGCGATGGTTATTTGATTGAAACCAAATGCCCTTCGTCAACTACGCACCTAAAATATTTGCTTGACAAAGACAATGTGCCGGAAGAATATAAGCCTCAGATGTGCGTACAAGCACTTTGCACCGGCAGGAAAAAAATCTGGTTTGTATCTTACGACCCAAGATTTCCGCCGAAGCAACAGATGTTCGTAAAACTCTACGAACCGACACAAGAAGAATTAAGTGCAGTAGAAACCGCAGCTATTAAGTTTCTTGCGGAAGTGGATGAACTTTTTGATAACGTAATTGGAGCCTGAAATGTCATACGACAACACAAACAGCGGTGCATTGTTTAAGAACGACAAAAAAGAAACGGAAAAGCAGCCAGATTACAAAGGCAAGCTAAACGTAAACGGTAAAGACTTTTATCTTAGTGCTTGGCTTAAAACGTCAAAAGAGGGCAATAAGTATATGAGTCTTGCCGTTCAAGAGCCGACGCAAGGGCATCAATCTACAAAGCAAAAGGACACCATTATGAACATGAAAGACGATATTCCGTTTTGATATGGAAAATAAACTACAAGAGGCAATTAAATATCTGCGCGAACGAAAACTTTATATTCTTGAGTTCACGTTCAAACCGACTAACGCATCACAAACGGATATTGCTGTGACAATAGCTAGATACCGAAGGGAAGTATTAGAGCAACCATTCCCTGTGGTTTTACGAAAACGCCGATAAAAAAAGCCCCGCAGGGGAGGCGGGGCAAAACCGGCAGCACAAGGAAATTCTACATGAAACACATGAAAGATGATTTGCACCACATGGTTGTTTTTAATCAAGAAGATTTAGACATGGTAATTCTTGCTTTTAAACGAGCCATTAACACTTGGTCGCCGCCACCAGAAAAGTTATCGCAATTGATTGAAGAATTAGAGAATGTCCGATTGCATTTATGATTTCAATTTAGAGTCGGACAGAGAGCGATTTATTCAACGGGAACCATGTAAAACAATGCGGAAAATTTACGTTGAGATGATTGAAAAACGATGGGGTTCCTGCGGCGAATGGAAAAAAGGAAATAACTGTGGTTGCACATATCAATGCAAAAGAAAGAAAAACATCGAAGAAGCGCAAAAAAAGTATCAGCCTCTCTGATTTAGAAAAAAAGCTGGATAAAGTATTTAGTCAATACATTAGACTAAAAGACGCAGACGAAGGCGGAACGGTTGAATGTGTAACTTGCAATCAGTTATTTTATTGGAAGGAAACCGATTGCGGACATTTCATCAAACGACAATACAGGTCAGTACGATGGGATGAAAGAAACGTAGGTGTTCAGTGTACTAGGTGTAATCATTATATGGGAGGTCGGCAGGATGATTACTCAAGATACATTATCAAAACTTACGGTTACTCGGTTTTTGATGAACTTATGCGGTTGAAATATCAAACAATAAAATTTAGCAGGTTAGATATTCAACAAAAGATTGACGAATATAAAGAAAAGTTGGAGTGTTTAAATGTCAGACGAGATTGATGTCGCTAACGATTACGCGCAGACAGTTCTTGATAATCAGATTAAAGAGGTTCGCAAACGTGCAATCTTAGAAAAAGGCGAACCGGGTGACTGTGATTTGTGCGGCGAATGGAGTGGTCGGTTAGTCAATGACGTATGCGCTCCATGTCGAGATAGGTATAAATTAAAATGACAATTTCAGAATTTAAACAATTATTAGAGTTCCACGTAAAACGAGTTCCTAATTGTTCAACACATGACCAATTTGACGAATGGCGAACTTTTGCAGCACAACTAACACCTTCTTATACATCTTGGTTTTGTACTGATTGCACACCAGAGTTTCAGTTAAAACATAAAAGGAAAGGAACCTGCGACCATCCGTATATTAAATTCAAAAGAATTCAGGGCAGTTTAGACGGTTATGTTCCAGCAGATTGGTCAGAAGAACACAAAAAAACTATTAAGATATTAATAAATGATTACCCGGCAAGAAAAATCAAAAATGACAGCAGCAGTAGAAAATTACATGGGAAGAAGGTTTTGCACGAATTGTCAGTCTTATCAGCCAATGATGAAGGGCAAGTGGATTCGGACAAAGAGTAAAAACGGCCAGCGGTGGAAATGTCAATCCTGCACAGAGAGGGCAAATGTTAGACGCTAATCAGGTAATAAATATTTGTAAACAATTCACAGTGCTTTCCAGCTTCAAGAGATACAACAGAAAGTATTACGACAAAGCAAGAAAGTTAGGAATTTTTGAAGAAGCAACAAAACACATGGTTCGCGGTATTAAATGTCCTGAAGAAATAGTTGATGATTCAAGACCAAAACTAGGTATTTGTTTACTTCAAGACTATTGGGTAACTAAAGGCGATTGGGCAGAACAAAATGACATTTGACGAATATAAACAATTAGCAATGCGTACAAAAAAAGATGGGGATTTTAACTTTGATATTAAACATTCTGTTTACGGTCTTAGTGGTGAAGTAGGGGAATTTGCCGATTGTATTAAACGCTGGCAAATATACGGAAAAGAACTAGACAGGGAGAACGCCCGTGAAGAAATCGGAGATATTCTGTGGTTTGTTGCTCTTGCTGCTAACGCTCTTGGATGCAGTCTTGATGAACTTGCCCAAGAAAACATCAACAAACTGGCCCGAAGATACCCCGAAAAATATACGGATGAACTGGCAAACGCGAGAATTGATAAATATTGACAATTACTATTTATCTGGTATATTGACAGTTCCAAACTTAAACAGGAGAAAACAAGATGGTTGTTACCAAAAGGATTATGGAACTACTGAAAAACGAAACAAGGCTGACAGCGAAGTTGATTGCCCAAAAGACAGACGCAAAGGAATCCTGCGTAAAAACCACGTTGTCTAATCTTTGCCGAAGGGGTAGAGTCTTGCGTGAAAAAGCCCTTGCGGAACATCAATCAAAAGTCGGCCCGAAAAACATTTACGTTTACTTTTTGCCGTAATGAAATAAGGAACAGGTAATGGATAAATCACATTGCGCTCAATTAATTCAATGCCTGTTCCACAGTGCGACCAGTACGCATATCCTTCATTTACAAACTAGAAGCTATGCGGAGCATGTGGCACTTAGCGATTACTACGCGGAGATTGTTGATATAGCTGACGCTATCGCTGAAGCGTATCAAGGTAAGTATGGAATCATTGACGGATATACCAATGACTACAAACTGCCAACTAATCCTATTGAAACTCTTATCGCGGTGAATGACTGTATTACGGAGCATCGCGCACAGTTACCGCAAGACTCTGAGATTCAGAACTTGATTGATGAAGCCGTTGCTTTGGTTGACGCTACGCTTTACAAGCTGCGGTTTCTTGGGTGAGAAAAACATTTAAATGTGGCGCACCTATAACACCTGAAAATTCCTATAAAAAAGCAGGTAACTCTAGGTGTTTACAATGTAAGCGCATGTATGCAAGACAATACTATAGACGAAAAAGTAAAGAAAAACAGTTACAAAGCATTTTAAGCAAAAGTATAGTAAAAAAAATCAATTTTTATGCCTAGCGTACCCTCGCCAAATAAATGTAATTTTTTGGGGTGTAAAGAGGCAAGGTCGTTTGGCACAAATTCCTGCGAGAAACACGGCGGCAAACGGTCAGAGAAATACGGCCATAACGCCAAGCTGTATAACTCTACCGCTTGGAAGTCTATACGCGGCAGGATTCAGTCAGAACATCCTATTTGTGCGGCCTGTTTGTCCAGAGGAATCATTACTCCTACTGAAGCAATAGACCACGTATTTCCTCATAAGCAGGATAGAAACAAATTCCTGATTAACTTATTTCAAGGTCTATGTGTTGCTTGTCATACTCAAAAGACCAAGCTGGAATCTCAAGGTATTTACAGACACTACACAGAACAAGGCCCGATAGACTATAAACAACAGGACTACTCAGTAACAGTATTGGGAAGTTTTGGTCAAAAAATAAACACCAGCATCTAAAAATAAAAAAAATATTCTTATTATTTAATTCCTGCCAGCCCAGAAAATAATTTTTCCCCCTAAAATTTTCCGCCCGGAAAATGACGTTGAATTTTTTTTTTAAAAATGAGTCGGGGGTGTATAAAAAGGGGCATTAAAAAGCTATGTTGCACCGCGATAACCACATAAACTTGTCGGAAATAGGGCGATTTTACCCTTTTCCATTGTCGGATATAGGGCGATTTTTTGGGTAACTGAAACCCAGAAAAAACCAAATAAAACAATAAGTTAGCGCATTTTCTCGCATTTCCTGTGTTGCCCTGTGTTGCCCTTTGTCGCCTGTGGTCGCCTGTGTCGCCTGTGTCGCCCTGTGGTCGCCTGTGTCGCCTGTGTCGCCCTGTGGTCGCCCTGTGATCGCCCTGTGGTCGCCTGTGTCGCCTGTGATCGCCCTGTGGTCGCCTGTGTCGCCTGTGATCGCCCTGTGGTCGCCTGTGATCGCCCTGTGGTC